AAAAGCAAAGGCAACAAACTATGTTCCTGAATCAATCGGCTTTTCGGAGGGCTATTTATATGGGCTGATGAAGCCCGACTTAGGATATATCATGATGGCCGACTGGTATAAGGCAAAGGTAATAATTAGGAAACTGATTTCAGACGGTAGAAACATTGAGAGGGTTGAGATGGGGTTGGATGGCGATTGGAGGGAAAACTCAATGACTGTTTGGGAAGATGGGAAGTTTACGGAGTACGATTGCTTCAAGGGTTCTAAATGGGCAGAGCCAATTATTATTGTGTATTACAAAGACGCACCCTCCGAGGTATATTCAGTTTGGAGAAAAGAGGAATATTGACATGATGAACATAAGAGATTTACCTTACAGACTTATAGGCTTGCCGTTTTTCATGATTCTTGGCTTGCCGTTTATGGTAGCACACTATGTTAGGTGGTGCGTTAATTTTATGCGCTTCGGAGGAGAGGCGTTTGAGGATATGGGATTGATTGAAGATAAGAAACAATGAGAATAGAAACAACTAATACGCTATGTCCGATATGTGGCGGAAAAATATATGCCCGCTTTTTTGAAAATAAAAAATAGATATAACGCTATGAAACAAAAAATCGAGATTGACTTTTACTATTTCACCGTACTCACAAAATCCTGTATACCACCATGCCCTCCAAGGATGTATGATTTTTGGTATAAGGTGATAGACGATTATTACGAAATTTTAGAAGACCAGGAACGTGCACGTCTATACGAATTCATAACGGGTGTAAGTTATTTCCAAATAACGAATTTGGATTGTGCATTATTTGCGGCCAGATACAACCCGGATAATCAGTATTTGGTATCATCAACTTTCGGCCCGATAAGCGAGACTCACCCGTGTTTCAAGTGGAAGGATGGGTATTACGTTAAGAGCAATAAAAGCCTCGTGCCTGAATACATAACCAAGGTGGAGAAAATAGTGGCGCCGTTTAATTTTTAGGATATGCTATTCAGGATTATACGGCTGATATTCAAGGCGCTGATTGGCGTTATAGAAAGTAACACAGATGTTACATGAGTTTTTATGTGAAAATTTTTATAATTAAGTGATATAAAATTATTATCTTTGACGAATGGAAAGAAATTGTAATAGTTGCAGTAGGAAAAATGAATGTAGCGAATACAAAGACCTGGGTGAAGAGCAAAGGGACAGGATGTCGTGTGAGAAGTATTCTCCAATGGATTTTGTAGAGTATGTTATGTATATAAAGGATAAACATAGCAGTTATATGATAGACACGAGTGGTGTTAGTAAATATTTTAAGTTTTAAGAAGACTATGGAAACAGAATTGAAAAACATTAGTGGTGGGGCTGAACCCACTTATTTTGAGGAGACGGAAAATCTGGAAATATATATTGATGGAATCCGTTGGTATACATACAAACAATTAAGTGCGCTGCTCGACACGAGTATATCTTCTATCTACAAGAAGGTAAAGGCGGGCAAGATAAAAAACAGGAAAATATATGGGCTATCTGTTTACAGGCAGTAGGTTATGGCAGAATACGACAGCCGCCTATCGGAATCGCTTGTCCGTAAGATGGAGTCTATCCGTGGGCGTGGCGAACACGATAAGTCTATAAATAAACTCACTGAAGCACATATTGCGCGTGCGTTCTCCCATGCCGTGACGGGATCCGAGTTCCGTTATGGGAGCAACTGGTATATGTGGTTTAATGGGAAGAAGTATATACTTCTTGATGAGGCGCAGATAAAGGGGGCTTTGTATGACGCATTGATAGACCTCAATGTTGGCGATGTCTATGTTGTGAACAGCATTAATAAGATAATAGAGTCGGGGTTGACGGCTCTTGCGCGTCGACCATACAATCCGAATAAAGGGCTTATATCTTTCAGGAATGGGGTTTTGAACTTGGATACTATGGAAATGACATCCCCCGCGGATGAGTCTTTTGAAACTCCGACATACATAGATTTCGACTATGACCCCAACGCGCAATGCCCAAGATTTAGGACATTCCTTAGCGAGGTTCTTCCCGATGCAGCTACACAGAGGGTGTTGCAGGAGTTTTGTGGTGCGCTCTTTGTAGACCGCAAGAAGTACAAGATAGAAAAGGTGCTTTATCTACTCGGCGAGGGGCAGAACGGTAAGGGTGTCTTTCTCGAATGTGTGCAGCATGTGGTGGGTAGGGAAAATGTATCGTCATACTCAATGTATGACGTATGTACCTCACCCAGGCGTGATAACAACATTGCCGGTGTGAACGGAAAGATTGTCAATATATGTACGGATATGAGCAAGGCGGATATAAGTGGCGGTGAGTTCAAGAAGTTTGTAAGCGGGGAACCAATGGTCGGCAAGTTGCTATTTAAGGATACCTTTACCGTATATGACATACCTTTAGCAATGGCAGCGTTGAATGATGTGCCTAAAACCACAGACCATAGTTTCGGTCATATCAGAAGGCACTTGGTAATACCATTTGACAGGAGAATCCCCGAAGAGCAGCGCGACCCGATGCTTGCAGCGAAATTAAAGGAGGAGGCAACGGGCATACTCAACTGGATGTTTCAGGGCAGGGCAAGGTTTTTGGCAAATAGCGCAAAATTCTCAAGTTCAGGTGTAATAGAGTATACGGCAAGGAGGTTGAAGTCGGAGCAGGATGTGATACTGGCTTTCATGTCAAGCAAGCAGTATCTTATGCACGATATGCCTTTTACGGAGCGTTTTGAAATAAGCAATGAAGATTTATACCAGGAGTATGCGGAATATTGTCGTCGCAACGGGCATAACGGACAGGCGTCAAATAGTTTCTCCATAAACCTATCCCGCAAGAGTGACTATTCCGTAGAAGCTGTACGTATGCCCAATGGGTCACGCGGCAAGGTTTTATACAAGCCAAAGCCCGGATATGTATATGATGAGGATACGCAAGAGATGGTAAACATATATGATCTTGAACGTAAAAAAATTGAGGCCGATAAAATTGAGGACGACTTGCCGTTTTAGGTTATGAAAGGCGATATAGATTACATCAAGATATTTGAGATTCTTCCGCAGATAACAGGGCTACCTATGATACGGCGTGGGTCAAAATGGTATGCCGCGTGCAGGTTGGATGGGGAACCGCATGGAAGGTGGGACAAGACCGTTGCAAGCATACACAAGGACAAGGTACGACTGATGGAGCAGGGTGGGGAGAGTTTACCCATAATAGACTGGCTCATAAAGTATGGTGGTGTCGGTGACGTGAAGAGTGCGATTGCGGTATTAATGGAAAAGGGAACCGCGAGAGTACATATTCCGCCACCACCACCTGAGCCACGTCTCCGTTATATATGGCCATCCGTGCTATACCGCGAAAAGGGTAAAATCGGGAAGATTAAAGACGGCCTATTTTCATGGCTTGAGCAGCATTTTGATGCCGGAGATATAGAAGATTGCTACCACCGCTACAATGTAACGCCAAACAAGGGGAAAGGAGGCATAGAGACGGTTTTCTGGAATGTGGACTCCGTAGGTCGCATATGCAAGGACAAGCGCATTGTCTACAAGCCTGACGGACACCGCGACAAGAATAAACACGCATATTCACAATACAAGACACGTGAGGGGTATCGCGGGAGGTGTCTATTTGGCATACAGGATGCGAAATGGGTTGTAGAGTCCGAAAAAACGGCAATATGCTGCGCGTTGTACTTCGGTGGGGATTGGGCTGCCACTGGTGGTAAAAGCAACACCTCGCTAATAAATGATGAACATATACTATTCCCGGACGTGGATGCGTATCAAGAGTGGGAGGGGCGCTTCCCTGGTCAATGTGTCAAATGGTGGGAGCGCCTGTCATATAACTATGGAGATAAAGATGATTTAGCAGATTATATATTTAACAAACTTGAAAATGGATGATTGTTCTAAAAATATAGAAAATTGCCTACGTGATTTCAACAAGATACTTATTGCCGTAGCAAGCAGATACGAAACATCGGAACTTGAAATATTATACAACAAGGAAAGGCGGTATCTGTATGTCAAGTTTCTCATAGGGCTATATCTTTTCAACAAAGGTTACAGGCACAGGGAGATAGGTCGTGTGATAAATGCCGATCGCACCCATGTGTACAATATCATAGAACGTGCTACCGATATAATGAAATCACGCGATAAGTACTACGACCAAATGAAGGAATGTGTGAAGATGGCGTTGGAGGACATTGGGGAAACCTGGGGTGTTATGAAAAAGTTTATATAGGTATTGCATATATCGGACGAGTGTATGAGTAGTGGCACATACACCGAACCTTTAAATTATCCCACAAACTTTAACGTGCCATTACTTATATACATTGTTGTGTGTAGTACGGGCAAATAAGCAGAAATTATGAAGAATAGAAATATACCACATAAAGATGACTGGGCGACACCACCATACTTTTATGATGAATTAAACAAAGAGTTTGATTTTAACTTTGACCCCTGCCCGTATCAGCACGATATTGAAAAATGGAACGGACTTGAAATTGAATGGAAAGAGCGAAATTTCATTAACCCACCTTACAGCAGAAAGCTTAAAGATGCTTTTGTAATTAAGGCAATAGAAGAAAGTAAGAAAGGTAAATTATGTGTAATGCTTTTGCCTGTAAGCACAAGTACTCAACTATTCCACAAACATATATTGCCGAACCAAAAAGAGATCCGCTTCATTGAAAAGAGAATAAAATTTTGTGGTGTAAATACCAAAGGCGAATTTGTTACGGGCAAGGCTGGTATGCACGATAGTATGGTGGTGGTGTTTGATGGGCGAACGTAGTATTACACACAACATAAAAATGTGTTATATTTGCACATCTTACCGACCATGGGCCGGTGGAGTTACGTTTCCGCACCTTTGCGGTTTCAGTGCCTAGTTGGGCAAAATCCGATGCAGATAGGTCTGCCTCCCCATAGGTGAGAAATCCTATGACCGATGCGACAATCGAAGTCGTATCACAGCCCGCATAAAAATGCGGGCTTTTTTCACAAGAAGTATTGTTAATTAAAAATAATTGCTTACCTTTGTATTGGCTTTGTTTTCGTTTACATAAATTTTTTCATGCTTTTTTCGCCCGCAGTGATGCGGGCTTTTTTCATAAATGCATCACGTAGTGAACACTTTTGGGTAAATTTTGCTCATCACGTAGAGCAATTTTACTCAACGGGTGGATAGCTGCAAAGTGGTTAGCCACACTACCCATATGAAAAGATGTGTCCAGTTTATATGCATAAAAACTGGACAATGAATGGTACACATCACAAAAATATGTACCAAATCGGTACATATTAAAGTGGTCAGATTCGACCACTTAATATATCGTATAATACACCTAAATCACCATTCCTGCATATTATATGTTGCATTGCGTAAAATAGTGGGGTTTACTTTGTTAACCAGTTGCGGTAATATTTACCGCTTTTGGTGCGTAGATTAAACCCTATTTAAGTTTTATCAGCAAAAGTTAAATAATGGAAAGATCTAAAATTGAACAATCCCAGTTGAGTAGTTTTGCTCACCTTATCAATAAGGTGAGCAAATTGTATTTTGAATTCATTCAGCTGTTTACCCCTACTTAAAATATATCAATTGTGTTTTAATTCATCTGTATATTTTTCAAGATAGCGATCTATTGTCGAAGTGTCTATTTCAAAAAAATCTGCTACCATTTGCTTTGTAAATCGATACTCTCCTTCAAATAATAATCCCGGTAATCCAATATACTCTTGAATATGCTCTATGGAATTCTTATTTTAGTTACGGCGGGTACTTTAACGGTGGTTATATTTTCAAATACAACCGAAACTTTTCCCATTTAATTATATGTTTTTGTGTATAACCGAAACATTTTTCGTTTGATTATATGTTTTCAGGTAGAAACTTTTGTCGATTAATTATACTCTTTCACCTGACATTCTCCCACGACTAAAGTCTATGGGGTTCTGAACAAGATATGGCCTAATGGTCTGTCTTAGCGTTCAAGGTCGATTTGGATCTCGGCTCATTTATATCTAAGAACATATCCTTTTGTTGTTTTTAACTTCCCATTACAAACCCTTGAAACAGCTCCTCTATCCAAGCCATATTTATTGCATACTTCTGCTGTTCCATAACACTCGTCAATTAAATTCTCGTTTTTAAATACTAATATAAATTTCCTGTTTGGATGTACTTTACCTTTCATTGGGTGTGGTTTGGTCCCGTTCCATATAGGGACCCCCCTTTTTAAATCCCCTACTTTTTTAGCCATTTCTTTTTTCTTTTCTGGGTTATTTTTCCACATTTCTCTACTTCTTTCTCCTATTTCTATTTTCTCTTTTTCACTCCATTTCTTACCTTGTCTATATTTATTTCCTTGCATTCTTTTTTTACAAGATTCTATATGAGATTTAGGCATTTTTAAACCAAGAGTACTCCCTGCTATTTTACAAATATTAAAACCTTTTTTAGACTTCCAAGACTCATAATAGTCAATCCAATACTGTTCCCTTTCAATTAATTCTTCTTTATCATTCACATATTCTATAACTTCAAAAATCAATGTATTAAAACCGTGCTTATTTACAAAATTTTGAAACCTGACGTTGTGTGCTTGCTTCTTAAATTGATTTTTATGTTCAATAAATCTTTGTTTTAGACAAACAGCACTACCTATATAAACTTTATCGTTTATAGTATTCTTTATAATATATATTCCACTTGTATTTCTTTTCATAATACAAATATACAAACTTTAGTACAAGTATCCAAATATATCAATAAAATTATTAACCAAATTCATCCAACGGTTGAAACACGTGGGATTTCTTTGACTTTAAACCTGTAACGGCGGTTAATGTAACGGCGGTTACTATATGTTTTCAGGTATAACCGAAACTTCCACCATATTTTTTCCCAACTTTCGGCAATATCCACCATATTTTGCCGTAAATTTGTGCATTACGCTGAACGAATTACCGCAAATTTACGCACTACGTTGACAAGATTTCCTCAAAGTTCAGAAAATACGGTATTTTGTGGAATACAATTCCAAATATCTCCAAATTTGTGTAATTTTAGGAATAATTATATTCCCCTTTTGGAATTTACATACACGATAATCGGGAATTTTTCGATTATATAGTTAAAAATAATCAACAAAGGTTGATTTTTGCGAACATAACCGAAAAATGGTACACATGGCGTGTTTTCACTGGTGTGGTTGGCATAAAAAAGGGGCAGCAAGTTCCCCTACTGCCCCGAACGGACTTGCACTATGCTAAAACGGCAAATCCTCTTCCTTTGGTTCCAAATCTGCTGCGGGTACGGGTTCTGGACTCGCTGCAACCGTATGAACGGTCGCAGTTGGCGTTTCGTAGTCTGCTCCCTGCTCCGATGGCGTTATTTTTGTCAGCCTCCATGCCTGTACCTGGTTGTAGTACCTGCCATTGTATTCCCTTGCGTTAAGGTTGAAATAGCAGTCCACTATATCACTTACACCTATGCCGTCGGACCTGTCACCAAACGCCTCAAAAATGGCGCTTTGTGGGTAGTTCCCGGAAATCTCTCTTATTAAAATCTGTTTTAGCGTAAACGGCTTCCCATCCTTTTTACTGGTACCGCTTTTGTCAATAATTTGTTCTACAATTCCTGTGATTTTGTTTTGATTATCCATTATCTTTATTATTAATTGGTTTTTCATTTTCATCATCATCTTCTATTATAGAGTCCTTCCATGGCTCTCTTATTGGGTCGTCTTTCGGTATATCAAGCATGTCCGCGTGTGTGTATCTCACGCCATTTTCTTCTGCGTATTTTTTATATTTACAATATTTACACTCATCCTGCAATGCGAGTTCACAGTATGCCAGATAACGGCACGGACCGGTGCGACAAGATTCGGGAAGGTATCTGCGCGGTGCCTCAAATGACATGGTGGTGTCTTTGAACACCTGTGCTGCTGCAATTTTTATAGCATCCCACTGGTCTGACGAGTTTGGGTCAAGCGCCTTGTCAGCAATCAGTTTTTTCAATGTTATGGAAAACTCCTCTGAAAACGCCTCTTCGGTTTGCTTTTTATCCGACTTTTTCGGTGTGAGAAGGTCTTCAAATTGTGTTATCCTGATTTCCATATATTCCTTTGCGTCCATGGAAGACCATAGTGCGGATGCCCTTGAACGGCATTGTGCCTTTGTGAGTTGTGGCGCACAGAATATGTTATATATCTCATCACGCGGCTTCATGGATATGATGGAATAGTCAAGAGCGTCTTTTTCGCGCTCTGTCAGGCTCCACGGCTTATCGAGTGTTGTCCTGTTGGGTATCTTGTATATCATTTTGCAAATTTAATAAAATTTTCCTTATCCCACGTAGTGGTTTTTGTTTTTATTGAGGTGCAGTAATTTATGATGAGCAGTGGATTTACGATAGACCCACTATCTTCCATATTAATGTCCACGGGATCTTGTGTTGCCAGTATGGTTTCTATGATATACTTAAACCCATCCAACGAATCACAAAAATATCCACAATCTGTACGGTATGCGAGCCACCGCGCCTGCCCAAGCAAATGGTCTACAGAATGCCTTGTCCCAGGTAACTTCAATTCTATACCGCCAAATATATATCCGAAACGAAACATCAAATCTGGTATGTCCTTTATCAAGCCGAGTGACAGCTTTTTCCCGGAGCTTACCGCTCCCTGCTCCGTAAAATTCCCCCACAGGGATCCGCGCATTGTCGGGTATTTCTCGGCGAACCAAATCACGCAATCCGCCTGTAACTGATGCTCGTGTGTGTATTTCTTGTCCATCATTTCTTCAATTTATTTTTCAATATGTTTTTCTTAAAAAAATACCAGTACTGTGGCGATATGGATTTGCCATGCTTGGTACGCATAATCTCTATGGCTTCCATGAATGCCTTTTTAGGATTTTGTGAGTTCTTTATACATACGTTCATAAGTGTCCAATTGGTGCTTCTTCCCTCCAATATGCACTTAGCTACATACGCTTGTAGTATATTCTTATCAGCCCCGGGCTGTGTTACTTGGTCTGCAATGCGTACCAGCTCAACTTCGTATATTTCCTTCTCCGTAAGAAATCTATGACCGCAAAACGGACACACCCTGTATGACAGGTGTATGAGTCTCTTGCATCCCGGGCACTCTTTTGTGGATGCTATGCCGCCACCCTTGAGTTCATTGTGCCACAATACTTGCGTCCTGTCAAATTCTGGTGAGCCGAATTTCTGTACGTTTTCGCCAAAGTCCAACAATGTATAATATTCCTTATTACTGGAAGGTCTTCCACCCCTTGCTGCTTTTTGTGAGTAATTTGGGTATGATTCAGTGGCTATATCAAGTATGACGGTCTGTATATTCGGGTTATTGTACCCAACGCCCAATATATCCACGTTGAGCAGTACGGTAAGTGACCCTTTTTCAAACCGCTTCAGAACTTCGCCACGCACACCACTCATTGCGGAGTCCGTTTCGGGCATTGGTTTGGATAGTACGTAAGCCGCATCTATGCCATTATCCACAAATTCCTTGCATAACTCCACACAATGTTCTGACGATGTGGTGTATACAAGTGTCTTTGTGTTGTATGCCAGACGTGACCACTCCTTGACAATGCCGCCATATCGTGTCCTATCCCTAAATCTCATGGCAAGTTGCCTCTGGTTCCAATCTCCCGAGCTATAATCCCAGTCCACATCGGATAAGTCTGGTGCGTCAAACCCATAACATTGTGCAGGAACAATGAAGCCCATATCTATCAACTCTGATGCAGGTGTGCCGGGGACTATGATGTCGTATAGCAACCCTAGTTGTGTTTGCTTTCCGCTTCGGCTCCATGTGCCAGAAAACCCGATGACGTATGCCCTTTCATCTATGAAGTCAAATACCCAGTCATTCCATTGCAGGTGTCCCTCGTCTATCAATACCACATAACATTGTCGTATCATTTCACGTACGGATTCCATCTTACCTGCGCGTGACATGAGTGTTTGCGACATAGCGATATTGCATTTCGCGGTGGTGTCTATCACTTTTGTGGCAGATGTTATGATTTGTGTATCCACGCCAAGTTCTGTGAATAAATTGTGGTTTTGCTTTGTGATTTGCTTACGATGCGACAATATGAGCACACGATGTCCGTTTTCCATAGAGCGCAATGCCATAGCAGCAATAAGGTATGACTTCCCGCCACCCTGCTGCAATCTCACTGCAATCCTCCTGTGTGACCTCATGGCGGTACGTATATCATTGACAAGGCGCTCCTGATATGGTCTTAATACAACGTCACTCATCTTTTTTTATTTTCAGTTTCAAGAAGTATATTGAATCAAAAGGCACACCGCGCAGATACCACTGTTTTAGCAATCCCCAAGATGATATATTGTATAATTCCATGACGTGCCTTTCTGTTGTGCGATCCATCATATTCAGATGGTCAATATTGGTAATAGTGCCAACCGTGCCGTCCTGAAAAGTGCATTTGTTACCAACCGCTATTTCTATGTTATTTGTAATAGCCGCGTATGGAACGATAATCTCCCGTTGGAATTTATGTGATATTTCGTGTATCGGTGTTGACTCGATTTCTGGTGACGGAGATTCTGCTGTTTCGTGATTCATATTTTTTGTTTGTTTCTAAACGTTTGTTCCGGGGGTATATGGTTATTGATTCTATATCTAAGTTGTACACCATTTAGGAAACACCCTTCATAAAAGCCATCCAAATTGTTTTAGCTTGCTTTCCAGATGTATGCCCAAAAAGTGGTTTATAAGGTATAAGTTCTAAAACTTGCCTTGATTTAATTTCGTGTTCATTCCATTTGAAGATTAAAGTTCCCTGTGGTTTAAGAACTCGCATACATTCATCAAAACCCTTTGCAATCATAAATTCCCAATCATTTGGCAATCTTCCGTACTTCTTGGCCATCCAGCTATTTTGCCCAAGGGTTTTTAAATGCGGTGGGTCAAATACAACCATTGCAAATTTTTCATTTTCAAATGGCATATCTGTAAAGTCTGCAATCAAGTCAGGCTTTACTTCAATAGTTCTTAAACCACTTTTTTGACTACTGTCTTTTGCTTCTACCGTTTCACTTCGCTTGTCAATGAATAAACAATTTGGATTCTGTTTATCGAACCAAAACATTCTACTACCGCAACAAGCGTCAAGAATAAACGGTGTACAACACTCGCTATAAGTAATGGCTGGTGCTGTGGTATCTTTAAGGTCTGTGCTTTTATCAATCATTGTTTTTAATTTAAAAGTGAGTAGTTCTAAATCCGCCACTACTCATAGCGGATGACGTTAATTATTAACCCATATAACCGCCACCACGCTCCCGGCTAGTACTACCATTGCAGTCATTATAACAACCGTCAATGCCCTCTGAAAGAACGTTGCCACTTTCCCGTTGTATCTGTCTGCCTGGTCTTGAAATAGCCACCCTGCGACAATTACCGCAAGTGAGGATATTATTAGTTTTCCGTATAATGCTGCTTCCATTTTTTATTTTTTTCTTAAGACAATAAATAACATTTTATCTTCAAACACCTCACCAAGCCAGTTCCTTGACATTTTCTCATACAGGTCAAGTATGCTCATGCCGTATAGCATATACGCAAGGCAATCCGCCGTTGTTGATGGCAAAACCACCACGCTGCGGCTGACGAGGATACACTTAACGTAGTCCAGTGTCGTGCATGTAGAACCGATTTCACATTCCGCTATTCTGCTATTCTTGTAAAACCCGAACGGCAGTAACATGCCGATATACGGTGTTTCAATAGAGCGCAGTTCGTGGTCAACGGGTATTATATCAGTCTTCGTCTTCGTCATCTATGTATTCTTTTTTGACGCCCATTTTCTTTTCATACTGCTCCCTGAACCGCCCAATATTTTTCTTTGAAAGATCCTCGTTATAGTCCCTTATGGTATTTGCAATGAAACGAATCAGGGTTAGCATAGCGGATTTCATCCCCATGGCGATACGCATGTTTTCGATAATGCTACACTCCGACTTCATGCACAGGATAAACCCATCGTGCTTTTCCATACCGCCATACAGGTATGGATGTTTACGACCATTACCCACGTTGCGATATATCTCCAACCCAGCCCTTTTATCTATCCCAGACCCATACTCCACGCCCTTTCTATAATAAAAGTTACAGATATAGCACAAACCCCTTTTAATGGACATATCCGTGCCATATCTTCCAAGAAATGACGCCAGGTGGAACAACTTCATATCTATACGGCTCTTAAGGTATAGTATATCAATATAAACACCGACTGACATTGTGCCGTATTTTGACGGGAGCAACGACAACTCATCGTATGCGTCTTCTCTTTTCGCAAATTCCATTGAGACAACGGGGTCGAACAGCTCCACCGCATCTTTCACGCCAAGGCGAAACATGTACTCGCATATCGACCCCATTTCCCGCGCAAGTCTAATCGGTGTCATTGTTGAAGAATATTTCTCCGCCGTCAACCAGTATTTGAGAACTGTCAAGAGAGTCAACCGATGGGGCTATAGTTCTCCCGGCGATAAGTTGGATATTGAATTTCTCGCATAAGTCAGACAGGATTTGTATACCCTTTTCGGTAAATGCCACGTCATCCACAATCGCCAACCGCAATGCCTTCTTCTTCAAATCAAGCCGTGCCGACTGGAGAATCACCCCTATTACAGAACGCTGAAATGATGAGTATGCGAACAAGTGACGCATCTCGGTATTTTCGTTATGGAAAAATTCTGTGTCATAACACCCGTTATACATCAGCCACACCTCGATTTTACCGCTATCGGTCTCCGTTGGCACAACGGACAAGCCCTCTACTCCCGTGTTTATGGATGCGTACAATTTCCGCAACTTATCCAACTCGGACTCATAATGCGCCTTTGCCTCTATCCACGACAACCATAGTTGATACCTTTTATACAATGAATTTGTCTTTGCTGCTGATGTTTTTTGGTCATTGAGCACGGCGATCTCCTTATCTATATCTGTTGTATCTACGGCTTCAATTTGCGGGTATACGGGTAACGGGAAATTCTCAACCTTGTCACGAATCGTCTTTATCTTGCCAAGCAGCACTTTATCATCAGGCTCTCTTACGGGTTCCTTTGTGTCGATAAGTTTCAACTTGTGTGTCATCTCATCATTTATGGCTTTGACAACGCTATCAGATGGGCGCACAAAATAAGCCTGTACCAACCCGACTATCTCCTGCCCCTTTTCTTTCTCGATTATATATTGGGCTTGTGATTCCTCGTATTTCTTAAATGCCTTTGCGTATGTATCATCTTTTGCTGCGCGGTCTTTACGCAATTCATCCACAAGCATGTTGCCCTCGTCTTTCAATTCCTGTATTTTCCTGTCACGCTCCCTATCGATGCTCATTACGGTAAGGTCGTGTGCGTCTTTGCCACTCCTTTCAAGGCGGTCTTTTTTCAGTACCAAGTCCGTTATCTTTTTGTCTATCTCAACAATATCTACCGGGACTATCATTTTAAGCGTCTCTTCATCAATCCCCTCTTCCTTGAACCGCTCCATATATGCGCCTTGCGATTGGCACCATAACCTTGCATTGTCACGTTCAATTTTCCTACGCTCTATGGATGCGTTAAGTTCATCAGCTTTTAGCGCATTGAGTTCATCCTTGAACAACGACTCTATGAGTTTGCGGTGTGTGGACTGATTTTCAGAGAACATATCCGCCATTTTGAACGTCAAGTCCGTGGTAAGCAGTTTCGTGTATTCACTTGCCGTAGCAGCCACACCATCTATTATCGGCTGATATTGCTTTCCGTTCTCATCCAATGAATATAAATAAAACTCAAATTTTGGGTCTCCCGATTTTTCGCCACGCTGATATTCTGAAACCCTTGCCCCGATATATACATTCAAATTGCCATCAAGTAATTGCGCTTGTGTGAAGAACCCTTTTTCAAGTATTGTCTTTTTCTTTATGGCGTCTGTACCCGAAATAGGAATTTTCAGCAGTTCCAGTAAACTGGATTTACCCGCCCCACTCTCACCGACAACCTGTATGAATTTCTTCGACAGAATGTCGGGTGTCAGTCTTACCACCTTTATGGTGTTGTAGTTCCCGGCTTCAAAGCCGATTATTTCTACTCTTTTCTGATTATTCATTTTGTAATACTATTTCTATGTGGTTTGTAACTCCTGGTGTCATGCCATCATCGTCATGTACTATAACAAAGGCGTACTCGTTAATATTATCCAGATCATATCCTGAATTCAAAAACGCGTCTGCACATATTATGCGGCACCATACGTCCTCCAGATAGCTCCCAAAATCGGAGCGTGAGAATGTGAATAAAATGCCCCGCGAAATGTCAAGCGGCGACTTGGTGTCGAACGGGTTGTCGTCACGTTGTGCATCGTACTTCAAAAGTGATATTTTGTTACATTCCGGGTAAGCTATCAACTGCCCGGCTAGTTGATCCCTGTGGTCGGCGAGTACTTGTGCGCGCTTTTTGTCTTTTGACACGGTTGGCGAAAACATCCACGTGGTTTCCTTCTCTCCGTACACGCATTTTATCTCATATAAATGCTCCACGTTTTCAGGAGTCCCAAGTATTGAGTCTGGTGATGCTCCGAACATGGCAGACGGTACTTTTT